TTTAACTGCCTTTTGCAAGGCATCCTTATCAATATGAGCCTCTGAAGTAAAAGGTTTTACTACAAAATTACTTAAATTTAAACTACCAAGAAGGCAGCTTCCGCCACTGGGGAGAGGTTCTTCCGCGCAGGGATTGACTCCACCATAAGTAAAATCTGGATCAGCTTCAAGTAGATTATATTTTTCTACCTTATCCCAATATAATATACCAGGTTCAGCATAATTCCAATTATTTTCTACTAGTTTATTAAATAAATCTCTTGCTTTAATTTTTTTATAATATACTAGTGTATTATTTATAGAAGGAACACAATAAAGTTTATTATATTCACAATCAATATTATAATTGAAATCCTGTTCTTTACAGGGCCAATGTAACAAATAATCTTCATTATTTTCAACAGCCCGCATAAACTTATCATTTACTTTGATTGATATATTTGCAAAATTTACTTTATCCGTATTCTTTTTTGCGTCTACAAATTCAAAAACATCTGGATGATCTACATCTAACATTATCATCAATGCTCCACGTCTGCCTGACTGTCCGATAACACCTGTTACGGTAGAATATAGATCCATAAAACTAACAGGGCCACTAGTAGTTTTAGCTGCATTATTTACGGATGCTCCTGAAGGCCTAAGGTTGCTTATATCAATTCCGCATCCTCCGCCATAAGAATAGGTTCTTGCAAGTTTCTTAGCACATTCAAATATAGATTCTATATTATCTTCTGGTGGAGTAATTACATAACAATTAGAATAAGTAACTTTTCTATCTGTCAATCCTCTAGAAGCAAGTATTCTTCCTCCAAAAAGAAATTGCTTATTCTTTATAAGATTCTTTACTTGTTCATTATTTCCACTTACTCTATTAAACCATTCATCTAGGGACTCATTATTATTTCTATATTTATTATTCCATATAGTATAGGAAAGTTCATTTTCATCTAACCACTTAAATGCTGATTCGTCAAAATATTGGTCTTTAATCATTAATATCGTGCAACGTGTTTAATAATATTAAGATCTGGTTTAATTCTATCTATTCAATATTGTTCTCTTTTTCAAATATCAGTAGAATTACACCATTCTAAAACATCTATTTGAATCACACTATTAGTAGTATTATAACAATACTGCATTAAAGAATTATAATGCGCATTATTTCTTAAAGCCCTTAAATGTTCTTTTATTCTAATTTTAATTTCTCGCTTAGTACTACCAATATAAATATGAGAATCTATTGTAATTTTATATATGCCAGATCCTTCTAAAGAATCTCAGTTTAATCTGTTTAATGTCATCTCTATACAAATACTACTTCTTCTTTATCTCCAAATAATGAATAATATGCTACCATTTTTATTAAAGTTTCAAATTCTTTCTTTCCAGCCTCAAATTGAGCTTTATTTACTTTAAATAAACGAGATTCATAATTTTCAGTATTTACTACCAAAACATTCCCTCTGTACTTCCACTTATGGTTATATCCATATTCTTTAGTACAATAATTTTGTAGCATATACATATACATATAAAATTGTCTATAATAATGATACTTATTAAAAGATCCATAATCAGCCATAAACCATGCATTAGGTTTACTTGTGGTCTTTAAATCATTTAAAGTAAGTATTTCATCATCTTCATCAATTGTCCAGTTATCTGCCTTCATTTTTAATGGTAGTTCTATACCATAATTCTTATATAAAATTGCTATATCTAAGAAAATAGCATCTTCATTAAATGAAGGTAATGGAGAATCAAATAAATCTACTGGATGTAATTCTTTTTGTATAGGTGCATTATTTTGTAGACTTTCTACACATTTTGTGCACTTATCCCAAGAAGCATCATCTAATGTAATATAAGTATCATCATATTTAAATGTCTGTAAATAATACTTATAGCCAGAAGCTATCGTAGAATGTATATGATTTTTAATTGATGAAGCATAATAATCACAATCTTTACATGCTTTTGTAATAGAAGATAGTATTGTTTCTCCTTGTCTTCTATAAAACTTAATTTTATCGATCGTTTTTCCGAGCTTTGCCGTAGGCTTATCGCATTTTGGAAAAAGTTTAAAACTCTCTTTTTGAAGAGTTAATTCATGAATAGCAGATCCTAAAACAAGAGAATTTGTACTTATTTTAGGGGGAGATGAATACTTTTTCCAAGAACCTCCATCTAATGGATTGATATTGCCCAAACGAGAATTACTAATATAATTAGCATATTTTGAAGAAAAATATTCTTCGTCTGAGATTTTTAATCTATGAGCAGATTCAACGACCGGAATTATCTTAAATTCATTAAGATTTATTTCTTTCATCTATTTTATTTTTGTTAATTCAGCTATACTATTTATTCTATGATGTCCTACATCATACTTTTTATTAGCATTTGTTGTTACCAGATAACAAAATATTCCAGCATCTTTACATTCCTTAAATGTGGACATCTTGTCATCAATCATTATATTAACTCCTAATTGTTTTAATGTATCAATCTTTGATACATTCCAAGGAAGGCTATATATAGGAGCTTTTGGTAAATTATTTTTTTGGATAGCCTCCTGTGTCCATTCAATAGGAATACTTCTAGCAGTTACATAATAGTCGACTTCAAAAGGAACAGAAGAAATAATGGGCATATTTACCCAAAAATCTTTATCTTCTGCCAGTTCTTTTAAGTTGTCTACCATATTATAGTCCCCATTCCAATAATCTGATAATGTAATATTAAATCTTTTTTCATAAGACCCAACAAAATCAAATATAACATCATCTAAATCACATGCTATAACATTTTTAGTTAGGGGAGTAATTTGTCTATCATCTCCTTGGGGATATATTTTATAAAATTCTGCTAAAATTAAGGCCTGTGAAGCTACTTCTGCTATATTTAAAAGTCCATCTTCTGTAAAATCTTTTCCTAACTCAAAATCATTTAAATGTTTCTTTAAGGAAGATAAGGCATCAGACCAACTAATACCATATTTCCATTCATTTTTACCATGCTTTTCTAATTTATGAGTCAAAACTTTACAAACTTCTTTTATTCCTATAGCAGGAAGTAAGTCATATCTAATATTATCCTTCATTGTTTAATGAATTACAGAACTCTAGAAACAGCATGGCAAGTTTACCACTCAAGTCTGTTTCTGTGTCCTCATCTATATTTTCATAATTAATTTCGAAATTAACTTCCTTTCCGTCATCAACGAAATCAAGGATAATTTTTGCCTTTGTTTCAGGGTTTTCAAAACTTACAAGAGCCTTTTGAGTATTATTTTGCATAAGACTTTAATAATTTATAAAACAACTGTTTATCCATAATTACAGCTGTTCCTATTGTAACTATATTAACATTTTTCTTTTCTTGTTTATCCCAAATAATACAAAAATCTTCATTTGGGATAGTAGATTCTTCACGTATGGAAAAATATTGAGGCGTAGCAATAGTATGTTTAATTTGTATAGCACAAGGAAGTTTATTTTCCTTATCAATTATATCTACTTTATTATTATCCATTGCCTTACTTTCAGATCTAGAAGATACAACGCCTGTAAATCCTAGTTCTTTGAGCTCATTAATAATTTTTAATTCTGCCCTAGTTCCTCTATTTCTATTATATGCTCCAGATCTCTTTTTACTCATTAAAATAAACTTTTTTTGCTTTATTTATTAGTTCCAGAGTCTTTTCTTTACCATACTTTTTATAAAAATCTGAAACATCTTTAGCCTTATAATCCCGAGGAATAAAAGAAACTTTTATATCTGGATATACTTTGCGAATACGTTTAAGTCCTTGAATACCAGGTAAATCATTATCATATAATACCAAAATATTTTTAAACTTATTTTTTAGTTTATTATACTGTATATCCGTAATAAAACTATTTTCAGAACTTGGAGCAATTGCAGGAATACCTAATTCATATAATAGCATACAATCTTTCATAGATTTAGTTATTACTAAATAATTACCTCCTTCTTTAGGAAGTTGCCTTCCTCCTTGTATATAGGAGGACTTTCAGTTAGAAATAAATTTATATTTCTTTCTTCCTGGAAAGTAAATCTTCCAACGTTCTATTCCTTCTTTTATTCCACCATAATAGCCAAATATATACTGATTTTTACTTTCTAAATGAAAAAGATTATCGTTTAATCATACATTTTTACAAGAAAAGATTTTAAATTTTTTTAATGTTTCTTCAGAAATACCAAAAGATTTTCACCATTTTAATTCATATGGCTGTCAATCTCTTATTTCTACTCTGATTTGCGCGTCATGCTGTTTTTCTATTTTTGTATCTGTATATTGCAACTTAGGCTTATTTTTAACCAGTCGGGGAGATTTAATTAAATTAAAATCATTTGCTATAATTTTTAGAGCACCATAATATGATGTATTAAATAAAGCTGCAACGAAACAAAAACAGTCTCCACAAAAATCAGATCCAAAATCTTTCATTAATAATCTTCCACTTTTGCTTCTATAAATAGCTACTGTCGGATTATTGTCTTTTCTTAATTTTGAACAAAAGAGCCCCTTTTGAATTGGGGCTCCATAATGTTCAAAAATATTTTCTTCTGAAACTTTATTAAGTATAAATTCTTTAGAAAGTGTAATAGAAGTATCTTCTACATTTACAACATCCGAGAAATCATACTTAGTAGTCATTAGAATGGCAGATCATCATCTGCTTCCTTCTTCATATCTTCTAGCATTTCTGCTGCTGCTGCAGATTTCTTACTCATATCAGTAGGTGCTGCAGATTTAGCATTATTAATACGCTTCATCTCGGCTTCACTAAGAGTAAGATCCTTACCAATAATCCAAGTAGCAATAGCAAGGTCACCATTCTTGGTAATACGTGCTACATAAGAAGGCATTGATGCATAACCATTCTTCTGAGGCATTAATTTAATCTTTACCTCTGTTCCAATATAAGGATCAGTAGCCTCTTTAATACCTGCTACAATCTTCTTAAAAGATCCAGTAAGTTTCTTAAGATCAGCCTTTGCGTTAGGATCAACAGCCTCCATAATTTCCCTTACTACAATAAGGAAATGATCTAGCTGAGAAGCCATTGTTCCCCACTGTCCCTCATTTCTTTCATCACTTTCAGGCTCAAAGAAATTCTGGCTGAATTTACCATGGTTTTCTACATCTAGATTAAGAGTAAGGACATTATATTCAGATCCATCCTTACCTTCAATAGTACCAAATTCTACACCATTAAACTTTGCGTTCTTAATTCCAGGGGTAAGAGCGCTACCACCCGATTTTGCCTCTGCGGCACCAGTAAAATCAAATTTCATACTTAAAATATTTTTTAAATGTTTAAAAGGTCAAGTTCTTCTTCAGTAAGATCGTCATTTTCTTCGATCTCAAATGGAATCATTTTAAAATAATTATTAAACGGTTCCATTTTAAAGTTCTTGCCATATCTTGACAGTGTTTCTCCCTGTCTACCTCTAAAGGATATGGTCTTAGACTTAGTTAATTTATTTCCTCCAGTAGAATCTGTAAATGCTGCAGATTTTCCTATTACTGGAAATGTACACTGTTCATCAACAGTATAATAATTAATAGAAAGTCTATCTCCTGGAGAAGCATTTAAAGCTTTTAAAGCTTCAGAAGAAAAAAGAATTCTATTATTTTCAAGAAGGATAGTAGCATTATTAAAATCTATATCAGATATATTATTTACATCCTCTTTTGTTTTTAAATCTATGTCAAAATTATACTCCATTATTCATTATTTAGTGAAGGATAAATCCTTTCCCAATGGAATTCAAGATTTCCATCATGCATTTCACCAAGAATAATTACTTTATTTCTAAGATGCTCAGGTCTTGCACCGCACTCTGTAAACTTATCAGCAGTATCAAAACTTAATATTGTATTAGAATCTTCATCTCTATCAAGAAGTCCAATAGCATCTGCCTTTGCGGCAAGAACCCTGCCAAGTTTTCCACTAAGATCGATTTGCTTAATAGTGAGTTCGCTTTTATCAATAGCGGCATCCTTACAGTGACATACAAGAATAATATTCTTTGTACAAGCTTCAATCTTATCAATGATCATCTCTACTGCAGTCCTAAGATGCAGCCAGCCTGCTCCATTAGGAGCAGTGATGATATCACCAGTAAAATTAGCTCCAGCAGGAGTTGCTTGATACAACTTTAATGCTAAAGGCTTAGCAACATCTTCTAACATTGTAATAGTATCAATTGCAATAAAATCATACGGATAATTTGCTGTCTTTAATTCTTTACAAAGATCGTTAATATCTTGAATATTATTTACTTCTACTTTTAATGCTGAAATATAAGAAGAACCATGTTCAGTATCAAGTATAAGACAGTTTGGAAGCGATGCTAATGCAGTTGTTTTACCTCTTTTTGGTTTAGAAAAAATAATTAATCTCTTTGGATCATGTGATTTAACAGGAATTTTTTCCTTCGGTAAAGTAATAGCCATTAAAATG